TCTTAAGCAACAAGCTGAAGTAGTTAAACTACAACAGTACAATCAATACTTAGATGAACAAAAAAGACTCGCTGCAACAAAGATTCCAGAATATAGCGATCCAGTCAAGGGAGTTACATTCAAAAATCAGATGAAGAATACTTTATCTGAATATGGATTTAACGATCAAGAAATAGGTTCGTTAGCAGATCATAGATTCCTAATGGTTCTAAGAGATGCAATGGAATACAAAAATCTTAAGAGCAAACCAGTTACTAATAAAAAGGTAACTACAGCTCCAAAGGTTGTTAAATCAGGAACTCCAAAAATGGAGGATTCTAGACGTGCTGCTGTTAAACAAAAAATTGGTAGATTGAGAAGATCAGGTAAAATCAATGATGCTCAGTCTGCTATTCTTGAAATAATCGGAAAAAAATAAGGATAAAACATGGCACAACCAACAAACACATTTGATACTTACGATGCAGTAGGTATCAGAGAAGATTTGCAAGATGTTATTTATTCTATCGCTCCAACTGAAACTCCTTTCATGAGTGCAGCTGCGAGAGAGCAGATTAAAAACACTTTGCATGAGTGGCAAACAGATTCACTTGCTTCTGCTGCAACTAACAATGCAGTAATTGAAGGTGATGAGGCTACTTTAGATGCATCAACTGCCACTGCTAGAATCGGTAACTTTACACAGATCATGGATAAGACTGTTGTAATTACTGGTACGCAAGAAGCAGTAGACAAAGCTGGTAGAGCAAGTGAACTTGCTTACCAAATCGCTAAGAAATCCAAAGAGTTAAAAAGAGACATTGAGTCTACTTTATTAACTAACCAAGTTAGAGCAGCTGGTAACTCATCAACTGCAAGAACATTTGGTTCAATCGGTGCTTGGATTGCAACTAACGACAACTTTGCTTCTGATGGATCATCTCCAACAGCAGCTGACGCTTCAGACGCTAGAAACGATGGAACGCAAAGAGCTTTAACTGAAGATATGGTTAAAGAAGTAATTAAAGGTTGTTGGAACTCAGGTGGTAACCCATCTGTGATCATGGTAGGCCCATTCAACAAACAGAAAATCTCAGGATTTACTGGTGGATCTACTAAATTCGATGCTTCAGAAGATAAAACTCTATACACTTCTATAGATATATATTCTTCTGATTTCGGTGATCTAGAAGTTGTTCCTAACAGATTCTCTAGAGATAGAGATGCATTAGTCCTAGATATGGACTACTGGTCTGTAGGATTCTTAAGAGATTTCACTATGCATGAACTTTCAAAATCTGGTGATTCAGAGAAAAGACAGCTATTAGCTGAAATGACTTTGATCTCTAGAAACGAAGGTGCTTCAGGTGGAGTATTCGACTTAACAACATCATAATCTATAAATGCGTAGGGGAGTAACCTCAAACTACTCCCCTTGCATCAATCTAAAATATGAAGTATTAAGAGGTCAATAATACGGAACATATAAAGGAGAAAACATGAGAACATTAAACGACTATTTTTTAACTGCTGAGATCGAAGATATTAGTACAGCATCTTCTACATTTGTTGCAGTACCTGATGGTGGTAAAATAATTAAAATTATTACTGCTTTACAAGGTGCTATATCAGGTGGAAACGCTGCACTATCTTTTGAAATCGGTGGTACAGCTGTAACTGGTGGTGGCATAACTGTTGCCCATTCAGGATCAGCAGCTGGAACTGTAGATTCAGCAGTACCTACTGCTCTTAACAGAGTAGAAGAAGATGGTACTATTGAAATTCTTACAGATGGTGGCTCTACTGGAGCTAAAAAATGTCTTGTTACATTTGTAATAAGAAGATAATTAATTAAGGGGAGAGCAATCTCCCCTAACAAATAATATAATAAAAGGAAACAATGGCACACAATCACGCATTAAAAGTAGTAAGTCACGAGAAGGTAAGCTCAAGTGGAACTTCTGCACAAAGTGCTGCATTTGCTGCAAGTATATATTTTGTCAGAATAGTATCTGATGAAGATTGTTTTATTGAATTTGGTGGTAATCCAACTTCAACAACAAGTAAAATATTTTTACCTGCAAAAGATGTAGAATACTTTAAAGTTTCTCCAGGTGAGAAAGTAGCAGTTATTTTAGCATCAGGAACAGGCAACCTACACGTATCACAACTATCTGAATAATGTCTATCTTACGAGGGAAGGACTCAGACGGAACTAAGTATTTCGTTGAGGCCGATGGAAAACTTACAATAAAAAATTCACAAGATGTAGATCCTATTCTTCAAAAGAATAAAAGATTATATAATCTTAATGATGGTTATTCCAAAAGTAAAGACCTCAAACGTGTAGCTAGTATTCCTAGTTTAGTATTACAATTATGGGCTAAAGAATATAATGGTACTAATAATTGGTTTGCTATTCCACATATAGAAAGAAAAAGAATTTTAAAATTAAAACTTAATAGTAATGAGTTTCGTTACTTTAGAACAGCATCAGGTAGAATATAATGGCATTATCAACATACACAGAACTAAAAGCATCAGTAGCTAATTTTTTAAATAGATCTGATCTTACAACAGAGATACAAGATGACTTTATAAAACTAACTGAAGCAGATTTTAATGCTAAGCTTAGAATAAGACAAATGGAACAGATTGATGATGTTACTATTAATGCTGAAACTGTTACAGTACCTTCAGGATTTATAGCAGCTAGATCATTTCATATACTATCAAGTGGTACTAAATATCATTTAGAATATATCACACCAGCAAATTTATTTGAAATCAAAGGAGGTTCAACTTCAGGTATGCCTAGAACGTATACTATTGAATCAGATAATGGAACAGAACAATTTCGTTTCGCACCCTCGCCTGACACGAGTTATACAGGTAAGCTACAATATTATAAAGCTTTTACTGCTTTGTCTGATAGCAATACCTCTAATTATATTTTGGCAAGTCATCCTGCTATCTATCTTTATGGGTCGTTATATCATGCTAGTAATTTCATCGGTGGCATCGACCCTAACCAAACGCAACAATGGTTAGGTATGTATTCAGCAGCTATGGAAAGATGCGAAAACAACGATAGACAAGATTCATATGGATCTGCACCTGTTGTTCAAAGAACAGATGTAAGTACAGATCTGTCATTCTATAGGAGAAAATAATGCAAGTACCTTTTGGAGAGTGGCTTCCTGATTTACCAGATCATTTAAATCCTGGTGCAACGCAAGCCAAGAATGTATACCCTGCTGTAAATAGTTACAGACCATTTAAAAGTATTACACAAGCAACTGCTACTGCTCTGGACAACAGAGCGCAAGGAGCTGCATCTTTTACATCTGATACAGGTGCGGTTAGTATTTTTGCAGGTGACTCAAGTAAACTATATAGATTACTAGCCAACTCAGTTGTTGATGAAAGTGGTGGTACAACATTTAACACGGATGCAAATGGTTATTGGGATTTTGTAAAGTTTGGTGAAACAGTAATCGCTTTCAATGGTGTAGATGCACCGCAAGCATGGTCACTAGATACATCTTCTGACTTTGCAGCATTAAGCGGATCACCGCCTACATTTAGACACGCAGCAGTGGTAAACAACTTTGTGGTTACAGGGTTTCAACCAACAGCACAAAACAAAGTACAGTGGTCATCTTTTAACAGCGCAACATCTTGGACAGCAGGTGTCAATCAAGCTGACTCAGAAACTCTGCCAGAGGGTGGTGTTGTAACTGGTGTGACAGGCGGACAGTTTGGTTTGATATTTCAAGAAAATAGAATTACCAGAATGGATTATCGTGGTGGTAATGTTATATTTTCTTTTAGACGTATTGAGGACAACATAGGCGCAGTACAAGGTAAAACAGTTATCAAGGTTGGTAATCTTGTATACTTCCTATCAGAAGATGGTTTTAGAGTTACAGATGGTAACTCATCTAAACCTATTGGTAACGGTAAAGTTGATAGATTTTTTAAGTCAGACCTGAGATTTGCACACAGAGAAAGAGTTAAAGCTGCTGTAGATTATGCAAATAAATTAGTTTGTTGGTCATACCCATCTACTGCTAGTGGCGTCACTGATAAAATTATTATATACAACTACGAAACTCAACGATGGTCAATTACAGAGCTATCACATGAGTTTATATTTAACTACATATCTCCAGGCTTTACTGTAGATGAGTTAGATAACTACCCATCAACAGGATCTAATAACTTAGATGCTATCAACGTACCACTAGATAGTGATATATTTGTCGGTGGGTTGAGGTCGTTTGGTGTTTTTGACACCGATCACAAGTTTGGAACATTTGAAGGCACTAACCTTGCTTGTGAAATAGGCACAGGTGAGACAGAGATATTTCCACAAAACCGATCTTTGGTAACACACGTTAGGCCAATAGTTGATACAACATCTGCAACTGGATCTCTTACATTAAGAAATAGAGTTGGTGATTCACAGTCGACAACATCACCAGTCGCAACCATGCACGCTACAGGAACAATACCGTTTCATAAGAGTGCAAGATATTTTAAATTTAATATGCAAATACCAGCAGGCACAACATGGAATGATGCACAAGGTATTGATATAGAAGCTACAAAAGAAGGATATAGATGACATTTTTAGAACAATTACAAGAATCAGCAGGATTATTGTCAAATGACGTTGCGTCTGTAGGTAATTATATTCCTCAAGCATCAGATTTTGTAAGCGGTGTTCCTCAAAATAGGTTTGTAGGAAACCAGTTTCAAATGCCAGGATTGTCACTTGCTCCTGGACAACAAATACCAGTGTTTGGCGGAACTATGGGTTCTGGTGTAAATTTTGGCAGCTACACGCCTGGAGCTTTTGGTTCTAACTATCAATCGCAAACTGGAATTCCTGTTACTTCTAATGTAACTCCACAAGCAGGAGGCGGAGGTGGCGGAGGTGGATATTATGGCTTCCAAGGCGGAGATGTACCACTTAGTGAATTTGATCCATCTGCATTACCTTCACTTCCGTTTCCATCTATATTTGGAATAGTTGCAGGTTTATTAAATGATATATTTAGTGGTGACGCTACACAAGATGAAATAGATACTTTTAATGCGATGACTTCAGGTGATCCAACAGCAGGTTACTCAGCCTTGTCAGGTTTATTAACAGAGGGCAATGTCATTGACACAACAGGTTTAACCCCTATTGGAATACAAGGAACAGTAATGACTTCGCCTGGTGGAGATACTTTTATAGGCGATCCTGTTACAGGACAAGGTGTAAATCAAAACCCTATAAGTAATACTGTTAATCCTGCAACTTCAACAATATCTATAACTCCTACAGGAGATACATATTATAGTGGACCATCAGGTAACAACCAAGGTGGTAACCAAGGTGGTAACCAAGGTGGTAACCAAGGTGGTAACACAGGAGGTAATACTGGTGGTAATACAGGAGGTGGTTTTACTGGTGGTGGTTTTTGTTTTGATCCAAACACTTTAGTTGAAATGTTAGATGGAACAGAAAAACGAATAAAAGATATTAAATTAGGTGATGAAACTAAAGGTGGAGAAGTTACTGGCGTGTTCCAATTTAAAGCATCTGATGAAATACATAATTACAAAGGGGTTACTGTAGCGGGTAGTCACTACGTAAAAGAAGATGGCAAGTTTATTATGGTTCAGGATAGTCCTATTTCTTTTAAAATAGATAAAATACCAACAGTACATTCTTTAGATACGACAGGTAGAAGAATATGGATTCAAGGTATAGAATTTGCAGATTATAACGGTGATGGTATAGCAAAAGAATTTTTGCATAATGCTGGTGTAGATTTGACTGGTTTTGATAAAGAAGTATTACGTCAAGTAGAAGATAGATTAATTTAATGGCTAGTAAACAAAACCTAGAATACATTTACCAATACATTGACAGTGCAGAAGACTTTCAACGTATTGTTGAAGATTTAGCAAACCAACTTATTACGTATCACAACACAGAAAATCAAGAGGTTGTTGCATGGTTTCTTGCATAAACTGCGATCATCATTGTCATTGTAGTAATAATGGTGTTTGTACAGTTTGTAAATGTGCTAACTGCGAACATCCAAACGCACTAGATGAGTTTTGGAAAAGACTAGAAGACAACGCAGGAGCAATGATAAATTTAACGAAACATAAAGATTAATGGCACACACATATAAAAATAGCAAAGTAGATTTATCATCTACCAGTGATACAGTTTTATACACTGTACCTGCTGCTACAACGAGTATTGTAAAAAGTATTTTAGTATCAAACGATGATACAAGTAACGCTTGTCATATAACAGTTACACTTTTAAATACAAGCAATACAGTATTTAGTTTATTTAAAGAAAAAAACATAACTGCTAAAACAACTGAAGAATTACTGACACATCCGATGGTAATGACAACAGATGAGGAGTTGAAAGTACAAGCACAAAACGCTGACGATCTTCACGTAGTATGTAGTTATTTAGAGGTTACATGATTGGTGTTGTTCAGATACCTCAAGAAAATATAGAATCAGTTTGGGCTTTAGTAGATGATGCAATTACAAAA